TTCAACCGCTAAACCTCTAATCTCCTCAGCAATAGATTTAATGTAAATGTAAGTGTTCATATTTGCTGACCACTTAACTCTACTAGACGCACAAATATTTAGATAGTCTAATATAATTACTTGAGGTGTAAAATCTGATTTGATTTTAAGTTCTCGAATTAACGCACGAAAGTTTCCAACATGGGCTCCTGCTGTTGGATATTCTTTAATGATTAATCTTCCAATATTTAATTTATTTAACTTCTTTTGAAAACTATCTTTTGGAAGTATATGTAATTGGTCAAGATCAATATCCATTAAATTGGCATCAATTCTTTCTGCTATTCTTTCTTCAGCCATTTCCATAGTAATATATAAAACACTTAAACCCTGTTTCATATATTGACTAGCCAAATGAGTTTTAACTAATGTTTTACCAACACCAGTTCCACCTAATAAAACTGTAAGAGTTTTTGGTGATATTCCCCCACCTGTAATCTTATCCAACATTACCATATCAAATGGAATTTTCGATTCTTTCTTATGATAAAATTCCCAACGATCATCACCATTCTCTATATAATTATGACCCACACTTTGATCTAATGAAATAGCTAATGCTTGTGTAAGAATTTCAGGTATTGCATCTTTAGAAGTTTTTTTATCTTTACCTTCTAAAATTGCAATAGAATCTACAATACCATTATATACTGCCTGATCTTTTGCCCATTTCTCTGATTCCTTTATTAACCATTCTTCGTCATCTGTTTTCTTTTTATATGTATGTAAAAGACTCTCACACCCCTTTAAGGTTATTTCGTTTAAGTCATTTCTGTTCGTTAACTTTACTAATAATGATTCAACAGTAGGTGGTTTGTTGTACTCGGAAATATGTTCCTGTATTTCCATAAAAATAATCTTTTCATTGGCATCTTTAAAATATTCTGGTTTTAAAAAAATACCTATAACGCTTGAATAATCACCATTATATAACAAATTCTCCAAGATCAATTGTTCTGTTCTCATATTATCCTTTATTCAAAACATCCATTATTATTTTCTTTTCTTCGTTAACACTAATTTTCAAAAATGGTTTATAATTTCTCACTAATTTGATTAAATCTTTAGAAGCTGGATCAATCAATATTTTCTCCAATGGTGTAAGAAAATCTAACATAATATCGAAGGTAGTAAATGTTTCCAATGTTATTGTTTTTGATAAACCAAGTTTCATCATAGGTGGATGATTAATTCCCTTTGCCTGAAATAATTCATCAAATGTTTTATCATATTCCTTCATATACTTCATAATTTCCTCTGTATCACGCTTTAAGTGAAAATGGAAATTATTCATTCGTTCTTTATATTCTTCGTACAAATCACTATCAAATCTATCTGGATATGTTATATCATTAGTAAATTGTGAAAGAAAGAAAAATAACAGATCCTCTTTATTTTCAAATGTTGTACCAAGTTTATTAAACATTGCTCTATGTACTGACCAACCCCCACCTTTACCAGCTAATTTAGCGAATTGTTTTTCCATAGAAGATTCATTCATATTTAACTTCCCATTATATTTAAAATAATCATATCCTCCTTTTCGACTTTTAGTAAAATGTGCATATAATGCTTGATATGTTATCCACGCATTAAAGGTTTTCCTGTTGTTCTGCTTTACTTCCATAATTAAACTCCTTAAATACAGCTTTCTCAAGTTGTTTCATAACATCTTCAGTAAAATACTTCTCTGGATCATTCACAATAGTTTTCTCAAATGCCTTCCCTACAGGTGTTTCATATCTTGTTGACACCTTCTTAAAAATACCATATTTCTCTGCTATTGATACTAAACCATAATACTTATCTAGACCCTTATCATAGTCTAACATCATTTCAACAACTGATTCTTCTTTAGTCAGTCTTCCTTTAACTAACTTTGCTTTAATAATATTACCAATAACTTCAGTTCCATCTTTATGTTTTCGTTTTCCTAACGTAACAATAGTTGATGCAGCATACTTGATTCCTCCACCACCAGAAATTTCTTTCTTCGGGAACATACTACCAATCGCATCATATGTGTGATTGGTAATTATCAACGGAATATTATGTTTTGCTAACATCAAAGCAAGAGTTCGGAATGTTCCACGAATCATTGGAGCTCGTGTCATATCTCTTTTATCAGAACCACTCGCCACATCTCCCATTTCCTTCATTGTAGACAGATTACCAAGTGAATCAAGAAATATCATCAATTTACCTTTACTACGTTTACTATTTTCAATAATTTTAACACACTGCGTTCTGAACTCCTCAACTGTAGCTACAGGAAATAACCCAATACGATTTGTATCTAACCCTCTCTCTTTAATCATATCAGAGGTCAATGCACCTTCACTCTCAAAGTAAATTACAATATTGTCTTTATCTTCTTTAAGAAAATTATTTGCAATACTAAGAGTAATAAAAGTTTTACCTACAGCTTCTGATCCCGCAAAACAAGATATCTTATTGGATGGAACGCCACCATACATTGATCCACTTAAAAGAGCATTGAGAGAATATGATCCAGTAGACAGATAACTAGAACAGTCACCAATAATACCAGAGGATACAACCGACGCCATATCATTATCAGACTCCTTTATTAATTGTTTAATAAAATCTTTAACAGCCATTATTTAATCTCCTTTTTAAAAGCAACAAAATCTGAATCCACCATATTGTATCTTAAAACATTTTCAAATGATTTTAGTAGTTCTTTTAATGCAACCTTGTCTTTTTTCTTATCCATATAGAAAATACCGCCAGGTCTTTCCATTTTAAGTGTATGGTATTGTTCTTTTAATGCTTCTACTAGAATCGTATCAGCTGCATCATAATCAATTTCTACTTTAATACTCATTTGTTTCTCCTTATGTTAATCAACAAATCCTTCACCTTTTAAAAAATGAGAAAACCTATGTGAAATAATAGTAATGAATAATTTCAATACATTATCTTCGGTATATTCTCCTGCGTCACATTTATATATCCACATATCTACTCCTTTCACCCAAAAAAAGATTCTAAAGTACCAACATTTTCATGTTTCCAGCCAATCGCATTTAATATATTTTTTACGGGTTGAAGAAACGACTTATCAAATTGTAAATCATAATCAATATACTTCTCTAATGCAAATTCTTTTGGTAATATAGAAGAAATAGCAATAACATTCTCACCAATTTTATTAGGTTCTTTGAGATATGCAAATTTAATCTTATCTCCATCACGAATCAATTCATATTTATTTGTGAGTTTGAGCTCTTTTAAGAAATGATTATACAGTAAAACACCCCTCACATGAATAGGAGTTGCTTTAATATAAATATCTTTTGAAGATTTATACTTATCTAGACCACGAACGGATCTCGGAAAAGCTATATTAGTAAAACTCAAGTTCTTAAACACATTACGATATTCATCAATACAGTCTATTACTGTTTTTTCATCTGTAGTAATAATCGTTTTAATTAATGATTGTAAATTATCCCGACACCATTCAGGCGTAGAACTCCTAACACTCTCAATACCCATAATCTTGAGTTTAGGTTCTTTATACTTTACACCTTCATTATCATAAACATTAAGTATGTATCGTTTCTTTGCTGTCCAAATACCTTTATTAGCAATTACTTCCCGTTCCATGAACATTTTTTGTTCATAGCCGTTTACATATGAATGCAGATCCTTAAAACAGCGATCAATATATGGTTTAATTTTATCTTTACATATCGTGTCCAGGAAGGTGACAACTTTTCCAACTTCCGTTCCTTCCGGTAAGACAGTATTAACCAATTTATCAAACGTGATGTACACGCTATCGGTATCCACCGCAATAACATATTCTTTCTCCTTCGTTGTTAGCAATTTGTTGATGTATTTATTTATATATCTTTCTATCCATCTAATAGACAACTGACCTGACATGGTAATAGCTTCAGCCAAATCTGGTGAATAATAGAGAAAATATTTATTTGCACAAGCACCATAGGCACTATTCAATAATATTTTCTTTGACATTTGAATATTATTGAATGTGGATATGTTATTAATTACCTCCTGTTTACTTTTATAATCTTTATTTTCTAATTTCTGTTGTTCCTGTAACATTTTCTTTTTATAAATCACTCTATCATTATACATCTTACTCATCAATTGAGGAAGAAATCCTTGAAATTTAGTCGTAAAATGTTTACCATTAGGAGTAAGGGTCAAATCTTTTTGTTTGAGATAATCAGTATCAAGTTTTTGTTCCAACAATCCATCAACACCAATATGTTCTGAATCTGCACAAACAACTCCTTTATACAAAGTTTCTGGACTTATATTATATTGTTGTATCAAGTGTGGATACAGAGAATTAAGATCAAAACTCACAACCCATT